ATGAAATGGACAATTATTTCCGGTAATGAAAATCACTTCACCAATGCGCCAAACTGGGCAACAAAGCGAGTAATTATAGATGGTGATTCGATGTGGTGGGATGGCGTGTCAAGGTTTGAACCAATACTAGGACCTGTTGCTACCTGTCAGTTTGAGTATGAAGAAGAATTTAAGGTAATTGCTGAACGGAAAATGAATTAACTTACTCTTTCTTAATCTCACTCTCTGCTGGCGGGACATATGTCGGCACGGGAAGAAACTCACGCATGAAATCTGGAAAGCTATAATAATAGTCATACCAGCGCTTATCGCTAAATTCGACATTACCCGTAAACTCAAAACAATCAGTATCTACCCCGCCAGACGACCAATTGATGATTTTTTGTTTGCTGGCATCTTCGAACGCAAAATAATCCATGATTTATCCCTAGAATGAGTAGCCGTTGCAATATAAGGTGTAGGAAGGGCTTGCGGCCCCTGTCGCTATTGTTAAGTATATGTAGTTTGACGTGTTAGTCGCCGCTACCCATGCTGATAGTGACACAAGAGCCGCACTGACTTGAGACTGTGCTCTACCGAGTTGATTACTCGATGATGCTACCCGCATAGTGGTGTTACCCGATCCCGTCGCATTAACTAAGCCCTCTATAAATGCTTTCTTTGTATTTCTCGGGGCCGCTGCATCTAGGCTGACCTCCTGGCTTGTTATATTCGCCGAACCCGTGGCGACCGGCGTGGGGAAAATAACAACCATTCGGTCTAATTGCTGCCCTACTACAAATTGACTCGATGCGGTTCGCCATACGCTGACAAGTGCTGATGCTGTATATCCGGCTGGCATAGTTACACCGCATACTTCGGGTGCAACACTGCCGGTTGTATTTACAGCGAGCAATGCTGATGCAGTGCTAGACGGATTATAAATTGCATATAGTGCAACAAATCCATTGGCCGGAGCGGTTCCCGTATTCATACCACCCGCACCCACCATGGCTAGATTTATGCTTTTATTGAAATTCAGTATTTTATATTGTAATCCACCGGCTGTTTGCACAATTATTTCATTTGCAACGAGTGCAGCAGTAGCGCTTGCGAGGTTTACATTCATAACAACGTTTCGGGCTGTACCAACAACACCTGTTAACTGCTGCTGTGTTATCTTGCTGTTGATATTTTCATTCATCTGATTAAGCGATGGCATTATTACTTGGGTGCCGTCCGGGGCTATTATTGTTACGTTGCCAGTCCCAGTAGTAATATTATTCCAGTCACTCAATAATTTTTCATATACGGCTAAATTTGCCGACGTTTGCCGAGCCAGTGCTGAATATGAATTAGCCACCGTTGTTACTATTGCATATTCTGAATTATTGACTGTCGTTGTCGCGTTCGTTGCAATTCTGATTTTGGTGTCACTGTCTACAGCTAGAATCTCATATTGCAGAATCTGCCCACCACCGGGAACTGCTAATGTTTGCCCCGGAGCAATACCAAAAACATTACTGGCCCATAACGTTCCTGTACCTGTAATAATATTGCTTCCAGCAACGGACGAAGCCCGACCTGTTCTATACCAAGCCATGATTTATTCTCGCTATTAATTGAATGAATATAATTTTGGAAATGGATAAAGTGAATTATTTATGCGGCTACATTATTAGGTCCTACTAGAACTCCTCCGCTTCCTTTTTTAACTATTATTACGGATGCGTTGAAATTTGGGGGGATGTTAGAACTCCCTCCGCTAAAACTATTATAACGGATGCTTACTACATCCCTCCCTCCAAGCGTTGTAGCGGGAAGGGCGAATGAAACACCCCCTGTCGTCGTCGCGGGAGTGGAGGCCCCGCCTGTAACAAAGCTGAGAACGGAAACCCCGTTAACTAACACCTCGAGATCATTCCCGGAGTATATAGTCCCCCAAGTAACATCCCCATTAATAATTAATGTTCTGGCAAAATTAGCGGAATCAAAAGTAAAAACGGTCCATAGAACTCCGCTAGGCACTCTCTCTGTGATAGTCCCTGTCGCCATCCCTGCGGAAGTGACATACCCCTTAAGATGTACCCCTTGTGCGGTGTCTCCTATTAGTTTATTGGCATAAACCGTTCCGCCAAAATAACCATCATTACTCTCAATTGTTCCGCTGAATTTACCCGCTGTCGCATATACAGTCCCACGAACAGTAACGTTATTAAATTCAGCATTGCCGTTTTTATCTACTTTCCAGCCCAGCATGCCCACAACATAATTGTCAGACATAATATACTGACCAATTTTTAGATTAGTAACAGAGCCGTCTCTAATAAACGCATCGGCAATAAATGTTTGTCCGTTAACAACAGCCCATGGGGAGAATTTATTTCCTTCCGGGCCACTCAATAGTATAAAGCTATCGGCATTAAATCCGACTGAGGCTTTTGCTATACCATTAACAAACTCGGCACCAATGACCATACCCGCGCTGACAAACTGACCGTTATAATTCAGCCCAGCTCGCAAGCTGTATGTTGCACTCGCGCCATCAGCATCAACTACCGCCGTCATTTTTTGGTCAATTGCTGCTGTTTGATTTTCAAATGTTGCAGTGACTAATAGCTGATACTCCGCAAATGCGCGCGCGTCATTGGCCTGCGTTGTCCAGAGTTCAAGAATCCCCGCTTTGTTCTCGCCATACTGCTCCCATTGTTGTCTAACACTCGCGTTATTGGCGTTAGCCGTTTCAAGAATACCTTCGGCGTTCATGAAATCATTGTTGAGCAGTTGCTGTCCCGCCGTGGTGTTATTAATGAAATCATCGCCAATGAAGTCAATAAGTGCCCCGACATCTGATGATGCCTTTCCTGAAGCCTCAATAAAATCAGAAGCACCAAATGCGTTGCGCGTCCTGACATAAGCGTAATAGGTTGCATCAACCTTGAGTCCGTTCAGTGTCCATTGAGTTGAACGCCCTAAAAACTGAGCCTCATTCTCAATATTTGCCGCGCTTGATGCTGGTATTTCTCCTGTCCACCAAAACTCAAAAGTAGTATCTGTTGTGGCGGTAATATTCATTACTGGAACAACATCAGCAGAAAATATCCCAGGAGTCCATCTAACTGAAGATGGCATAGGGGGCGCACCAATGAGCAAGCTGACCTGTGTTTCTGCGCCTTTCATGCCGTTATCATTACGCCCACGAACGCCAAGCGAATATGTTCCGGCTGGGATGCCAAAGAAATCATAGCGGAATTGATCTGTTTCGTTCTGAGCGAAAACCTTTCCATCCAGCGTATAAACCAACAACTCAAACACAAGCTTTCTGGTTGTCGTGGCAGTTTCCCAAGAGGCGCTAACCTGTACCGTCTCACTATTGGTATTGATTATCCGAAGATTTTCAATGTTAGGGACGCGGTAGCCATTTAGTGTATCGGAAGGGACATCAAATACAGCCCCTTCGTCAACAATTGCTTGCTTGTTGGGGTTATGCAGCGTTGCAGATATGCTGTAGATAGAGTTATTTTCATCTTCAGATATCCCCATGATGCGGAATAAGCGCGTCGAGACTTCACTGGTTGAAATTGCAAACGTAGTGCCATCTCTAACCCATGCAGGTGCAACTTTCAGCGTGATAGCAGAACCATTAACTGAAGCAATTTCATATTTAGTGAACTTCGCGTTAGCCCCCATAATAGACATGGTGTCGCCATTTCCGGCCAATGCTGACACATCTGCGTCAACATTGATCACCACACCGCTATGGCTAACGATTCGACCGCCGAGTCTAGTTGCGGCTCTGTTGTTATCCATCAACTCAACAATATCGCCAGGGATAAACCCAATTGCATCACGTGCCATTCGAAACGTTACTTTGTCTTTTTCAAGTTTGGCGCTTTCGACTAACCATCTAGCGGTGCGGCGGGCCTGTCCACGGGATGTACAACCAAAAGCTTCTATCGTTGTTTCGTTGTAGGCACCACTGCTGCTGATCATCTCATCATCAGAGTAATATTCCTTCACTTGCTCCCAGCCGTTATTGGGGTCAGTCCATGAAACAACGACCGCGTTGTAACGCTCGGAGCGCTTCATTGCGCTATAAGTGAATAACCCATCAACAACGCTGGCATTTGTTACAGCAGCTACTGGGTCTTGTGGTCGGTCTATCATGATGGAAAAGCGCATGCCATCCCACAGTGCGATGCCGCGGAACATACCAGCAATATCATCAAGCAGCTCACGCGCACTTTTCTGCTCGGTGATATAGGCATTCAAGGTAAAGCGCGGTTCTTCGCCACCGAAACCATCTTCAACTTTTTGATCACAAAATTGGGATAATACATACAGACTGCCGTCATCAACATCGATGTACCCAGCGCGACGAGCCAGCCCATAGCGCGTATTTTTAACCAACATACGAAATATCCACGCGGGGTTATTGGTCCATGCAGATTTGAAACCACCCAACCATAACCCGGTATATGTGCGGGTTATCGGGTCGTAATTGTCGGGAACATCAACGATTATCCCTCTCAGATGGGAGGTTCGATTCGGTGTGTCGGTGTATTGATCTCGGTCGATTACGGCACCACAAACAGCGGTGTATGGATAAGAAAGGTTATCGTCAATAATTTCAGTGTAGCTATTCCACACCGTGCCATTATTTAGAAGGTCACTTGTGCTATCTGGAGTAACGCGGCGCACACGGATATCAAATGGCTTGGTCTCTGGGGCGTCAATAACATGAGCTTCAAGATATTCGCCTGAAATCTTACCCGTTATTGTTACCGTTCTTGCCGGAGTAAACGCACCATTGCCAATCCTTGTCTCAATAATCATCGTTACTGAGGTGTTTCTTTGATTACCCTGCGTATCCTGCTCCACCAAAGCATTAACGCCCACATTAAGCCGGACGCGAGTCACGTTATTGTCAGTCACCGTGCGAACTAGTGGGGTAGCCTGTGTCACGTCTGTATTAACGATAGTGGTGGACTCAATAGCTGAAAAGCCATTGATAGGCAGTTGTGTCGCTGATCCAGGTCGCCAAGCAACACTCACACCAGGAACGCTGACTACACCGGTGTTATTGGTAATTGGCGTTTTATTCAGTCTGAAGGAGGAAAGGTGCTCCTGATCAACCGGACCGTAAATCGGCCCCTCAGAAATAATGTCCAGAACGCGATAAAATTGCTTTGACGTGAGATTGTCATTGATGAGTGTTGGTGTACTTCCGCCACCGCCGCCTGAACTCATATTTTCACCTTAGCTAATAGAGATGTTCCAGTCTTTGTTATTGCTGGTATCAATACCGAGCGAACCCACGTTTGAACCAACAACCATTTCACCCAGAAGCAATGGAACAGGTCGCCCCTGTCCAACTTTATTTTCAGCGCTGGTGAATGAGTTATTCGTTATCGTTCCGCTTTGTGCAGACTCGGCAGACGTCTTGGTTTTCATGTTCGATGTCATATAGAGCGAATAGGCGACCGAGGCCACAGTAACGGCGACCATGATCCACATTGCCGCTACGCCAGTTATCGCACCTTCAACTATTGGAACAAACAGAACGGTCGCACCGTCATTTAGGTGTCTATCCATGTGAAAATTGAGCGTGTCGCCAGAAACATCAGAGCCATCAACCCGCATCCGTATTTTTGATTTGTAGAAGTCACGTTTAAATTCAGGACATTGAGCAAGAAGAAGGCGCAAACCTTGGGATGGGGTATCGACGTTTAAAGTGACTTGGCGGAAATGTCGTCGAAAATTCCCCGCAAATCTAAAGATGAGCATTGTTCATGTCTCCAGATTGAATGAGTAAGGCGCAAATAAGCAGGCCGCAAAGGTTCGCGACGGCTTAGACGACCGGTATTTTCATGATGAAGAATGGTGTTATCACCAAGGTAAATCATGGCGTGGCAAGGGTCTGACTCAGGAAAAGCTCGCCGAATAAACACATCACCCGGCTGGACGTCTTGCATATCTACTTCATGAAAACCATTAGCTGCCATGTTTTTCAGATAAAGGTTTTCGCCCCGCAACCACCACCCGTTAGTGCGTTCAAAATCAGGTAAGTCGATGCCACATAAGTGGTAAGCGTCACGAAATAGCGTGTAGCAGTCCATCACACCATGCTTGAATGTTCGGCCTAACAAGTGCTCTACCGGCCTAAATTTCCGAAGAACTCCACCACTGGCCAGCCACCAATCGATGCCGGTTGCCAACTGTCCGGATCGATCCGCGCCAGATAGCACAAGCTTTAGCTCTGGGTGAGAATGAAAAACGGCGGTGATTTCTCCCGCCGCCTCTGTTTCTAACCAGTCATCATCACTTATTCGAAAATGTCGCCCCGGATCTGGATGAATATTTCGACATTTAACCAGTGAATCGTTACCCACTATCAGACCGCAAACTTCATCTCCAGACGAGGCTGCGAACTCAAGGCATTCATTCTCAAGCATCATGACACCTTAGCTGATCCGGGAAAGCCGCCGAACGGTAGCGATGAAGGTTTGGGATAGCGCTTACGACACCCTGACGGATGCTTGGAGCACTTATCTTTTGACGGGTCAGAGGTAGGGTTATCTTTATCATCCGCAACCGGTGGGCCTGAGTAACCACAGCCATCACCGCGATATATCCACTGACAAACGTCAGCCAGAATGGTTCTCGCCGGAATAATCGCATTGTCACAATCAACGGGAGTGGCAAGGTTGTAAGTCACTGTCTCGAAAGTTTCCTCAACCATTTCTTCAATAACGTAGCGGGAAACGGCCTCCATCGTGGTATCCGCATCTGGATTTCCACCAGGGAAATTAACTGCATCGAGATTTTTAACCATGACCTGGCGCCGCGTTACTACTGCACCCAACGCGTCATCAAAGTCGCTGTTAATGCCGGTGATAAGTCCGGTGATATTGGCAACTTTCATGGTCGGGCGAGAGTAAGTCCCCTCTGACTTAACTTCAAACCCTTCAACCGCTATTGGATAAGCCGAATATTGCCGCCCTTTCCAGATAACATCACCGTAATAACCATTTGTACCGGAATGAAAGCGGATCACATCACCGCCGAATGACTGCAAATCAACTTCGAACAGGTCAATCATTGGGCCAACGCCAGCATCAACGCTCGCGATAATTAGTTCTGCTGGTATGTCTCTCATATTTCACCCATAAAAAAAGCCCACTAAATGTGGGCATTGGCGTGTTTATTGATCAACTCAATGGCGATTACCGGCTGATCTTCTATTGTGTAAGGTCAGCCCACCCTAGCCATGCGCGGCTTGAGTGTTATCTATCGGAGGAATGGCTGATTTACTCTGGGAAAAGGGAGTTAAAAATGAGTAATCTTGAACTTGAAAAATTAGGTGCCAGACTTAAGGCTGTGGAAGTCGCATTAGCGTATTCTTTGACTAATTTATCCGCCAGTAACTCAGATATAAAGCCTGCTGTCATTTCAGCTTTACAGCGCGATGCTAAAGGGAATAAAGGGGAGCATGAGCATCTTGCTGTAGCGCTTGATAATTTGGCTGAACTTATTCAACGCTTTAAGGTGCAATAGCACTCACTGTCCCTCCAAAATACTCAGGAGCAAGCAGTGAACCAGTGATTTTCTCACTATATAGCTCACCATCACAGCTCACCGATTGCTTAATTTCGGTGAGCTGTTTTTTCAGCTCTGACACCTGCCGTTCCAACTCAGAGACTCTTTCGCTTGTGTTATCTCCATCATTTGCGCGTACCATGCCGCTGAATGATATTTCTGATTTACTTTCCAT